TAAAATTAGCAGTAGTCCCATTTAAATTACCGGTTAAAGTACCCCCACTTAAAGGCAAATAACCGCCACTTACTGACCTTGTATAAGGTGCTAACATTGCAGCCGTATCACTATACTTAACTCTTGCAGCAATTTGAGCAGCTTGATAGATAGTATCGGCATTAAGAGAAATAATACCATTAAGATAATTATTTAGCATTGAAGCTGTATCTGTGTACTTTACTCTTGCAGCAATTTGGGCTGCTTGGTAAACAGTATCTGCATTTAAAGCAATAATTCCTGTACGGTAATTTGCCAACATTGAAGCAGTATCGCTATATTTTACAGCAGTTAAACTTCTTTGATAAGGGCTTAGCATGTTTGCTGTGTCGGAATATTTTACTAAATAAGAATACCATCCAGCCCCCAACCATTTGCCTGTAGTGTCTATTTTCCTTAGGTAAGGGCTTAACATAAAAGCTGTATCCGAATATTTAACCAAAGAAGGTAACCATCCAATCCCAATCCATTTCCCTGTTGTATCTATAAAATGGCTATAAGAAAGTTTTAATTTTCCTTGATTATCAACGCTTAAAACGCTATCTCCTGAATTATTGTTTTTATACTTAGCAAATGTTAAGCTATCTGTGTATTTATATTTTCCATAAATAACAGTTTGACTTTTTGCCAAAAAAGGTAATAATACTACTAAAAATATAAATAATTGCTTCATTATAAAGTAATTGTCTGAGTGTAAAGAATAAATAATGTTTCGCCAACACCTAATGGGTTTATTCCAATCAATTGAATGGATCCCGTAATTGAATTGAAAATAAATTCACTACTTTTTAAAGGCTTAATCTCTCTTTCAATTTGTAAAATATTCATGCCTTGTAAATCAACAATAGTAATGTCTGTTTCTCCTCCTGTGGCTGTATAATACAGCGATAATGGTTTTATATACATATTTAATCCTTGTGGTGTTACAGGTGCAGGATTGATAGGAATAATAACAGGGTTCTCGCCACCTATAACTTGGAACCAATTATTAGTGTTTTGCCCGAATAAAGTAGAAAAAACTTCTCCCGAACCTGTTGTTATTTTATAAGTTGTTTGGTCCTTAACAATAGATTCATTCCATATTATAGCCTCATTAGAATAAGGGGCTGCATCAGGAACTAAATTATTGTCTTCTAATAATTTTATATAATTATCAAGTGTGCCGTAAGTATTTAAGCATACATCGCTAAATGACTGCCCCGAAACCGCATAATAAGTTGTCATATAGTTGCATTTGGAGTTATAATAAATTTACCATCAGGTGATAAAGTAACTGTTGGATTAGTTACTGTATAACCATCTGACACTAATTGTAATCTTAATTTTTTTGTCAATTCCTGAATTTGTGCCGCCCCTTTTTGCCATGCACCAATACCAATTCCATCGGCAGGGTTTTGTTTCCACCACCCTGGGAAAGCATTTATAGTATCTATTATGTGCTGCTCATCACTTGCAGCAATTAAAAAATCGCCATTCTGCAAATTGCAGTCATTATTTATCAATGAAATATCAAAATTAGCCATGTGTTATCTTTGTATTTTCTATGTCAGCCACCTTAGTGGGAGTTAATGTTCCACTCACCGGGGTTGTCGTGATAGTAGTCGGACTTCCTATTGAAACAACTCCATGTGTATGGGCATTAAAGGTACTGATTAATTGATTTACTTTAGATTCCAAGTTATTCAACTTAGCCACCAAAGGATTAGCCTCAACCAATCCCCCTAGGGCTCCATCATTAAAAGTTATGCTCCCATCATTTAAAATCTCAATAGAGCTATCTCCTACTTGTAAATAAGCCTTATCTATATCCGAATAAAGGACCACAATAGGATTATTTTGAGTAGAATATAAAATCATAACTGTTGAACCGATGACAGGAACTAAAAGCCATCCATCACATATCCCAGCTTGTAATTGAACATTAGGCAATGGCATCTCATCATCTACAGTACAAGTACAGGTATTGCCTTCAATACTTTGAACAGTACCAACAAGCATTCTAACTTTATCTTCTTTAAAAGTTCCTGCCATCTTTTGAATAGCTGATATGACCGCTCTGTTACTCATAATAATTTATAATCTAAACTAATTATTTGTCTATGACCATCCTTTCCCCCTGTATATTCAACTCCTCTAACAACATATTTTCCCGATCTATCCGGCATAATGTGGTCTATTATTTGAATATGGTCGCCTAATTTAACAAATGGATAAGCAAAAGTTGTAAACTTCCCTTTAAATCCTGTGTAATAATATTTTTTTAACTCTGCAATCCCCAAATTAACCATTGTAGTAACATCGGATATATTAGGGAAGAATAAAGTTCTCCTTTCTCCTTCGGTATTTGCAGGCAATTCTTCCCCTTTCTTTTTAACTATATGCTGAAAATTACCTGATGAATCAGTATAAACCAATACAGTCAATCTTTCTTTTTTAGTTTTCTCCTCGCCTTTTTTATTATACCCAGCTGATACAGTATTTATAGATTGACAAACAGCCGATAATTTAATATCATCTTTTCTTTGGAAATCTAATTGGTCGCTAATTATATTTTGTTGAAAAGCAAAAACATTAGTTGTTACAGCTTCCGAAGCGATATAAGGAGAAAGACCTAACCTTAATTCATTGCCTCTAAAATAGCTTTCTATATGAAAATCTTTTCTTAATCTTTCACAAAGCTGTGCAATAGTTTCATTCTCAATAATAAAACTTCCTATATTAACATCACTTAATTGATTAACCGTAAATTCTGTCCCAGCTAATAATAACTGAAATAAACTTTTAAGACTACTGCTCCAAACTTGCCTTTTACATGGAATTTGTTTTAATTTCCACATATTATTTTGACATTCTAATTGAATAGGCTTTTTAGATGTAACCTTACTAATATATCCTTGAAATATTTGCGTTACGGAACTATTCCCATCTTCTAACCAATAACCATATTTAACCGTAACCTTATCTCCCCTTTGGAATAAATTATTTACCTGTAAATCTGATTGGGTGCCTCCTAATGGTTGAAGTATGCCATTAGCATCTTTAACATACATATTTTTTGGGAAAGTAATCTTACATTCATTAGTAAGGTTTACCCATTCATCCGTAGCCGAAAATTCATTAACAAAATTGAAAGAAAAAGACATATTTCTCCCATTAGTTACTTGTTGAAATGATATTTCAGTAATCGGTCTATACATTCGGCTGGCTTATTTTAAGTTCAACAGGATTATCAGAAATAGCCGAAATAGAAAACATTTGATAAGAATACCCGCCCTCTACCTGAGGAAAACTATATGAATCAATTACTATTTGGGATATTCCTAAATTATCTAACCACCAAGCCGTTATTTGCTTGCTTACAGGGGCATCTAACCATGTTTTGAGGAAATATACATCTAACTTAGGATAAATGCCGTTAGACCCCGTTATAATGCCGTTTATGGTTATCTTGGCATCATCTTTCCCTATATATTCTTTTACTGTACCATCTCTCCCTTGAATTTCTGTTTTTACAATTCTTATAGGTTGGTCGATAGTAATTATACAAGTGTTTAAAACAATATCTTGCCCCGAAGGATAGATAGTTTTACCTGTAAAATCTGTGTAAATAGGTACAGGCTTTAAAATTAAATTAGAATAAATCGGGGTGCCTAATGATGAAGTGCCGATTGGTAAATCAGGTACATTTTTTACTTGTAATTCAGGCTTACCCTCATAAGGATTATTTTGTTTTGCATTGATTACAGCAACATTATTTAAATTGTAATAACGAGCTAATTTAGTAATTGCCCCAGGTGCTTCAAAACCTCCTTGTAAATTTATTAAACTCATATTCCAGCTTGTATTGAACTATCGTTTACCGCTTGAAGTAATGTATTAGCAACGTGTTCCTGAATCTTTCCGTATGATTCCTGCATATTAGTAGTGCTAACTTTAAATTGTTCTATCAATTTGTTAATAGAAATATTTATTATAACTGATTTTTGCCCTGTAGCTCCCTTTGGTGAAATATCTTTAGTAGGTCCTTCGGGTTGTATTGCTCCCATTGGTCCTTTAGCAACTTTTTTCTTTTCTTCTTCTTTAGGTTTGCCAAAATCAGCCATTCCTGCTGCGTAACCTTCCTTTCCCGCTTTTCCTATTCTTTCAGCCGCATTTTTTACTGCTGAAATAGCTTGTTCAGCCCCCGAAGCAATCATTTTGGGATCAAAAGTTAATATTCCTGTGATTGTTTTACCCAATCCCATAAATACATCGCCTACAATACTTGCAAACTCCTTTAATACTGCCCATGTAGCCCAAACTCCGCCCCTAAATTTGCCAAAAGTATCATAAGCCCACATAACCGAAGCCGTTACTGCTGCAATAGCCGCTATTACTAAAGTAATTGGAGAAGTTAATACAGCTAAAGCTGCATCTAAAGCCCATGTAGCCGCTGTTAATATAGTTGTACCTATTGTTGCTGCATTGACATAAAGGGTATAAAGCCCATAAGCAACCGCTGCCACTCCTAATCCTATCCCAACAGCTTTAACAATAGTTTGATTTTCTTTAAGCCATTCGATGAAATGTTTAATCCCTTCCCCAGCAGAAACAAATAAACTACCTATCTTAAATAATGCCGGAGCCAAAAAGCCTAACAATTCTTCTCCAGCTTGACCGACCGCCATAGAGAATGAACCCATCATCTTATTAAAACCCGCTATTGGGTCTGCCTCAAAAGCTGCCTTAGCACTCCCGCCAAACTCCACGCTAAGTTCTTTTAATATAACTTGTTGAGCCTGGGCTGTATGCCCTGTTGCCACCATGTTTTTAATCATTTCCTTTTGGGCTTCACTAAAATTTACCCCTACTCTATGTAAAGCCGAAACCCCTTTAATTGGGTCTTGCAAAGCCTTACCCACTTGAATAGCTGAACCCTTTAAATCTGTACCTAAACGAGTGCTCATATCAGCTATCAACTGAGAAGCTGGCATAAATGATTCTTTAGTAACCGCAGGGAATGTCAATAGAACAGATTGCATTTGTAGCATAGCTGTTCTACCATAAAGCATTCCTGAACTTAAGTCTTTAGCCCCTTTTTGTATATCATCAAATGTTAATCCGGCAGCACCCTTTGTAGATTCTAATCCCGCCTTAATTTGGGCATTCGCCTGTTCTAATTCATGGAATTTCTCAACAGATTGTTTAATAAACTCCCCACCCTTGAATACAGCAAAACCGACACCTAAGAACCCTAAAGATTCTTTTACTAAATCCATCGTTCCATGCAACTTTTTAGCTGCACCATCCGCTTCATGTAATTTATTAGTTAATAAATCCTTTAGCGTTAATTCATATTGTACCTGTTCTACTGCCATTGAGCTGTCTTTTTAAGGGCAAACTGTAATCGCCCTATATATTTTGCGAAATCCTCGTCATTTAATGTATCAGGGTCTATCCTGAAATAATATTGAATTAAGCATCCCCATTGTGTTATCTCATCGCAGTTATCATCAATCCAGCATTCTTCTATTTTTTTTTAAACTGATTAACCGCTAATGTTACAAGATTGTAGGCTTCTAATGTAGCACCTAAATAATATTTATCATTTTCGGGTGATTCATTATAAATCCTTGAATCGCTTTCCTCTTTAATCAAATAAGCATCTACAACTTCACTAGCAGCAGTAATAGGACTTGTCAAACCTTTATCCATTACTCTTAGTTTAACAAAACGTGGAGGCTCTTTCATAAAACCTATTACCTCATCATCGCTTCCTTCAACTTTAAACACAATCGGATGAACAACAGCACCATGTTTTGCACTTAATTCTTTTGCTTTTAATGCAACTTCTTCGTTTGTCATAATATATTTTTGAACAAATTTAAGCAAAAAAGGGATATAAAAATATCCCTTTTCCAAAAAAAACTACTATGAAAAACCTATGCTGCCGTATTTATGACTTATGTTCTACTAATCCAATTATTATAGGAAGTTCAACCATAATTTTTGTATCGCCTTGTGCTACTGTGAAAGGGTCTTCTAAGAACTCACAAGCCTTTAAAACATCTAAAGCCGGCTGTACTCTTGTACCTGCAAAAGATACTTGAATATCAAAGAAAGGAATATCCAATGGGTCTCTTGAAGGAGCAGCTGCAATAATTGCATTCCACTCATCACGATACAAAGTAATCTTTCCTTCGTATTCTTTATTTCCATAACCACGACTTACAGGCTCGATGCCAAAACCGTAATTATTTTCTTTTTTCTGTTTGCGTTTATATTCAACGTGAGTAATGCCTACAACAGGAACTCCGAAAAGAACCAATTTAACATTTGCCCATGAATAATTTACGCCATTTATTAGTGGTGTTGCCATTTTTTAAATTTATATTGAAGTTACAAAACCGATATTAACCTGAATAGACCTCGCCACTCCGATAGGCACTAACTTAACAGCTATAATCAATTTACCTGTAGATAAAACATTTTGTGTTGGATCTATTGTAACTGATTGAGCAGAAAGTTCAGTATCTCTAATCATTTGAACTAAGTTTAATTCAGCCAAACTTTCAAAATATGCTATTGTAGTGTCTGCCAAAGTACCATCTGAATTTACTTGTACAGGGCTATTTAAAGCAGGTAATACAGAAGAATAAACACCTCTAATTGCTTTATCTATAACTCTGTTGTTTTCGATATAAGCATAATCAGAAGTTACTATAATAGCTGTATGAGAATCATTTACATAACTTCCAGCGATACCCACATATTTAATTAAGAAAATGTAGCGTAAGTTATCTAAGGCATTTAAGAAATTCTGTGATGAAGCAGAAACCAAAACACCATTTGCGAAAGCTATTGTATCTAATTCATAACCATTACTGAAATTATATTTACCAACCCATGCAATATCATCGCTAACAGAAGATGCAGAAACAGCCCCTAAAACAGCACCAACACAAGTGATAGATTTCCCGTAGCCTAAGTAAAGATAAGCTCCTAAACCACCTCCATCTTGACCTATAACTACACTCACCTTATTGTTAGATAAAGTTGATAAGTCAGTCAAAGTTGAAAGGTCAGAAGTAGCACTTAAATCTGCTGCATAAATAACTGATAATGGTTTGTGATTACCATCGCAATTAGTTACTACTTCATTTTG